GCCCGCGCCACCTGCTAGCACTCCCACTATAAAGACCGAGTTAGCAATAACAAGGACATTAATAACTTTTTTCATAGCTTTAAAGGTGCTACGACTTAATAGTACTTATAATTAAATTAAAAAACATTTTAGACAAGATTACGTTTTCTGTGCGCCCTCGTTTTACAGATTGCGCTACACCATATCTTCCTTTGTTCTTTCGTAAAAAATCTATCTCCACAATGAGGACAACTTTTTAACATTGAACCCATCTCTCCTACTCTTTTATAAATTGCATTATTAGCAATAATAAATTCGTCGAAATCTTTAATCATTCATATTTTGTCTTGCCAAGGGCAATTGCTGCATCTATAGCCGTAAAATCATATGAGTCTGTCCAAATACTTGAACCATCATCATGTAAAAAATTTTTGATAGCCTCAAGATGTAAAACGTTTCTTTCTGTTATCTCTTTCTGTTCAGAACTAAGAGTATCTTTAGCCGACAAAGTATTGATCAGATCTACAGAATGACCAGCATGACTAAATGTTGTTGCGATCTTATCAAAAGAAAATGCCATCTGATTAACTTGGGATAGTGGGCCAAGTGATATTCCAAGGGTCTTGATTCGTAATGTCCCGAAGATTTTGTCTATAGGTTTTCCAATCGTCGTTAAGGGTTAAATCACTAGATGCTCGCCAATCTGTCTCTTTTAACTTTTCGTTTCTCTCAAGTCTTACCTTTTCTAATTGCTGATTATCTACTGCTGTTTTCTCATCAGTTGTTAAACTTACAACCTCGTACTCTTTAACAAAATCACCATCTATAAAAGGGGTAACAGCGTTAAGCTTTTGTGTCTCCTGGTTATAAGTTACATCTGTAACTTTCTTACAATTGTTTTCACTTAAAAAACTATCCGTAGGGCCAAAACGAGTAAACGAAGTATTAGGGAATAAGGCTGTATGTTGCCCTACCTGCTTAACTGTTGACCCATCAATAATTGCTATTTTCATAATTTAAGTTGTGTAATCTAATTTTAACGCCTGTATTATCCCTGAGTCGTTATAACCAATATTACCAGTATTTATATTAAAATTACTTAAATTAGTCCAATTACTATAATTTGTCGCTGAGTTAATTAAATAAGGATCAAGAGCAGTACTGTTCTGATCTGCTGTGAAATCATAGGCGCTTGCATCACTGTCGCTTCGTCTCATGCCACCAGTTAAAAACATTCTATTTTTCACAAAAACTGCTCCACTATTACTTTGGTATCCGCTTGCGGTTTGTTTTGTAGCTATTTCAATAATAATATCGCTGGAACCATCCCATTGAAAAAACGAGGAAGGAGTAACACTCGTATCATTCCCACCACCTGCGCTGACTTCGACTAACTCCCCCTGACGACCATTAGCAAAACCCATATTATTAGAATCAAGACTTGTTAATGGGGCAAACTCTGTTGTTGCATTATCTTGATAAAGAATCGTAGGTGTCCCTCCGTCTTTAACAGCGTATTCAGGCGTGGTATCGCTAGGATCTCGATGATACATCCGCCATCTAACACCTCTAGGGATCTTTCCAGTAGCAGCAACTTCACCCCAAATATATTGAGATAACTTGTTGAATTTTGCACCCGAAGGAACTGAAGCTGCTGTCAATTCGGCAGCCAAAACAACCTCTTGTTTTTTAGTTGCTTTATAGTATGAGTTAAAAAAACTTTGAAAATTACCAGAATCTAAAGTCCACGTTATATCTTCTGTCACTGTTGGATCACTTGAATGAGAAACACCTAAATACTTTTGACTTGTGTTATAGCTAGTACTTGTAAGAACTCCATAAGTTTTTGAGGTACTAGAACCGCCAAAAAATCCTCTTTCAAAACTACCACTACCACCACTAGAAGGGACACCACTAGCCCTTAAAAAATGATCTCTCATTAAGCAACATCCCCCACATGACAACCATATAAAGTACTAGCGATTTTCCATAATTCAATACAGGTATAACCCGATGTGGCGAGAGTAGGAGCAGAACCTCCAACCCAAGTCATCGTAGGCCATGTGACTGTGTAGGCAGTACCATCATCAACCATTAAAAGCATACTCTGACCAGCCGTAAGGGATTCCGTAAGAGTGGTATTTGCTGCCAGGGTCTTGTATTGGACGGTCCCTAAATCTGGGTCGAGTTCTGTTCCTGTACATTCATATACGTTCTCATCTATCGCACCAGGCAAATCAATTGTTCCATTGTCGTCAATTTGGAAGCCATCTAATCCTGGCAGTCTGAACTTAGTAATGTTTGCATCACCGATAGTCACCTCGTTTGAAACATCTCCACTTGCTTGGGCATCGTGACCTAGCAGAATATTATTCGATCCTGTCACAATATTATTTGTACCCGTAAAACCACTATTCATCCCTACGAAACAATTATCGCTACCAGTAGTACACCCCTTTCCAGCCTCGTAAGAAGCAAAAAAATTACCAGATCCACTGGTATTACTAGCCCCACTATATCTACCTAGCGCACTATTTTTCGTACCAGAAGTAGTAGACGTAAGACTATCATTGCCTACCGCAGAGTTAGACCATGCTCCGTTTTGAGCTAAGCAATTATACCCAATGCCGACGACATGATTTCCCCCAGTCGTTGAGACTCCCGCTTGATACCCAATATAGGTATTTAGATAAGTCCCTGCCCCACCTGCATAAATTCCAGTCGCTTGCCCTGCCTGTACTCCTATACAAGTATTACCCGAACCATCCGTAAGATAACGGCCTGCCTTGTATCCTAAAAAAGTTCCATTTATAGCAGAATAATTTTCACCTGCATTAGCTCCAATTGCTGTTAGTCCTGAAGAATTTACATTTTTAGTCAAACTATTATGACCGAGAGCTACGCACTCATCCGCATTAGTGATGTCGTTTCCAGCCTCAACGCCTATAAGAATATTTTTTTCAGCCCCACTAGCTAGATTAGCTCCACTATTAGAACCACATTTTAAATTAGTACCATCATTAGCCGCTGTATTTGTTGAGTCAGTCGCATTGACATAAAGTTCACCTGTAGAAGCACCGCCGCCACCGCCACCCCCTGATGCAGCAGCCCAAGATATATCAGTCCCATCAGATGTAAGTACTTGATTAGCACTACCCGGCGCTAAAACGGCTGGATCTCCAGAAGAATCACCATAAATAATCTTACCTCTAGCAAGACCTGCCATCTTAGCAAGAGTGACTGCATCATCAGCTATTTTTGCAGTTGTAATTTGTGCGTCAGCGACATCACTTTTGAGTTTGACAAGTGATGAGCCTTCTTTGACATAACAAGCGTCTTGATCTTGTGCATATACGATCTCACCCTCCTGTAAATCAGAGATAGAACCGTTTAGATCTGAGTAAGATCCCCTTCCGAGTTTGACCGGAGTCCTAGAGCTTGGTGTTGGCATAATTAAGTGAAGTCGCCTCCATCGAAAACGTTAGAAGAGGAAACAATAGAAGTACCATTAACAAAATTTCCACCGTCTACCAATATCGTGTTACTCCCAATTTCACGCACTGAACCATTATCTTTTTTCGTGAATAACGTACCCGCCGCCGTATTAATTAAAAGCTCGGCGGTGTTAGAAAAATCACTAGCACTAGGGTCTGATGTGCCTCGTTTATGCCTAATTGTATTTGCCATTTAGAACGTTCCTCCATCAACTGTGGAACTAGACGTTAGTTTTGCGTCTAACTGAGTTTGAATTGCAGAGGTAACACCATCTACATATCCCAATTCTGTTGCCGTTAATCCTGCAGGAATACCATCTAATACATTTAACTCTGCAGTCGTTACGGTTGCGCCGTCGAGAATTGCTACCTCTGTTGAAGTAAGCAAAGCTAAAGCCGCCGCCGCTCCTGACTGACAACCAGCCAAGGCCGTTAAATCAGCATCTAAATCTAATTCTGTACTAGTTATCTGAAGCCCTGAACCACTCTTAATATCTAGGCTTAATGTGCTTCCAGACTTATCAAGACCGTCTCCAGCTGTAATTGATGCAGCCCCTGAGAACTGAGTAAAAGCAAGGTTATTTGTTCCAACAACAGCACTGCCTTTATTAGAAGAACAAACAAAGCCAACATCAGCATTGGTTGATCCTTGTTCTATAAACGTAAATGCGCCTGCAGCATCTGACGATGCCGCCATGTCGTCAGCTCGCGCCCATGAACCAGCCTTACAAAGATAAATACCATTTTGCGATGCTGTACTTTGATCTTTTACAAGTACTCTTTCATCAGCACTAACAGAAACACCATCAATTGTTTGGGTTCCTGACAACGTGATATTCGCCGTGGTCGCAACTTTACAAGAATCCTTTACGTCTAATCCTTGAGCAACTCCGTCTACATACCCCTTATTTGCAGCATCATTATCAGCAGTACAATCAGCAAGGTTTGTAATCTTTTGACTGTTTAGAGAAACAGCACCATCAGGAGCCGTAAATTCATTCAGCTTTAATAAATCAGCAGCAACTAAAGCTCGGAAAGTCGGTGCGGCTGCAGACCCCGTTGTTGGTCCACTAAGAATAGTATTGGCCGTTCTTGTGTCAGTCTTATTGAAGAAAGCACCCGAACCACCAACGGCAATAACAGAACTTGCTTCACCTGATCCATTATCGCCATAGCCGTAATACAGTTTTAAATCACCTGTATTTTCATTAAAAGCTAATTCTGAAGGGGCTAAAGTTGAAGGCGCACCAGCAGAACCGCTCGATGCTCTTTTCTTGATTCTGATTGTGTTAGCCATGATTTAAAAGTCTCCTCCAAAGACTAAAGTTTTAATTGTCCAAGTATCATCGGCCTTGAACTGCCCCAATGTTGAGTCGTAATAAACAACACTCTGATTAACTTTAGCTGAAGTATCAATATCAAAACCTGAACCTGCCGGACCTCTTGGCCCCTCGGTTATTACATCAACAATTTGTGTTGTACCTTCAGTAACTGTGACGGTGTTGCTTATCTCATCAACAGTGACTTCGTTTTTAGTCTCATCAACTGTAACAATATTACTCGTTTCATCAACAGTAACTTTATTACTATTCTCATTTAAAGTGACAGTATTTTTAGTCTCATCAACAGTAACAGTATTTTTAGTCTCAGTTAAATTAACTGTATTTGTCATGCGGTGTAACCCTCTTTTGCCGTGATAGTTCCAGTTAACCAAAAATCACTTATGTTACTTGCTGTAAGTCTTAAATCCCAATAAGAAAGATCTGGCAAAGATGCCGTCTGAGTATCGTTCAAACTAAGTTTGATTGAACCTGTTGCAGCGTTTGTAATAGTACAAGTAATGTCTAAATATTTTTTCCCCCTATCTTTTGACCATGACTGAGCCTCAACTGTATAAGTAGATAGATCAACAGCAGAACCCCCAGAATCTTTTAAAACAAACTCTTGGCTCCAGTCACTTCGCCGATATAACTCAATATTATAGGTGCCGGGATTAATTGACATGTAATTACCGCTATGGATGCATATTAACAGTTTAAATCTTTGTTTTCTATCTTATCCACTGATTTATTTAGCCTAAAATGCGGCAACTTTT